AGCGGAAAACTGATGTATTCTGAGGGTAACAACGATGAATGTTACACTCCTGCATACGGTGTAACTCCTATTCTCAAATACATCCCCAAAGATGCAAAGGTTTGGTGTCCATTTGACACTAAAGAGAGTGAGTTTGTCAAGCAGATTGGAGCACAAAATCTAGTCATCTCCACACATATTTCAAGTGGACAAGACTTTCTTACATACGTTCCTGACTTTGAGTGGGATGTAATCGTGTCCAATCCACCATTCACAAATAAGCGTAAGTTCTTTGAGCGAGCACTATCATTTGAGAAACCATTTGCTCTCATTATGACTAACACTTGGTTGAATGATAGTGCTCCAAAACAATTGTTCAAGGATAAGGATTTGCAACTGCTGATGTTTGATAAGCGGATGAAGTTTCATAGTCCTGATGGTAGACCAAATGATAAGATTACCTTCAGTTCTAGTTACTACTGCTGGAACTTTCTGCCTAAACAAATCATTATGGAGGAACTGAATGTGCCAGTTAAGAAAGTGGCACAGAGCAGTCCTTCCCGTGCTCGCCTGCCCCTATAATTACAAGGTAATCGACGGACACCCCAATGTCTACCACCTTTGATCAGTACGTTGCTGAACAGACTGCCCGCAACACTCTGCAACTCAATGTTATTAAGTGGTGCTGGATGCTCACTGATGCTCTCCGTGACAATTATCGTCAGACTGCTATCAAAGGGCATCAACGTGCCATTGAGAATCTGAACTATACCTACGGCACCACTGATTCTGTTCAGTCACAGCATCATCAACAAAAGATTGATGAACTGAAGGATGGTCATCTCCCGATTGACTATCTGATTGTGTCTGGCAACAAATACCATAAGATTGTGTTTGTTGATGGTGGTGGTTCCCGTTCTGTTCACTGCTTCGTAGACAAGAAGACTGGTGAAGTCTACAAGTCTGCATCGTGGAAAACACCTGCTAAAGGTGTTCGTTATGATCTTCGTATTATTGAACAACGTGAAGATATTCTTGCTAACTGTGACTGGTCTGGTGGTTACCTTTATCTGAAATGATTATGACTAACATCTATCAAGTAGAATTCAACGAAAACACTACGCTTGAGGACATTCGTGAACTTGTCACAGAATGTCTCAAGCAGGGTGACTATAACATTGCGTGGCACTATGAAATGTGCTATGATGCTCTTAACGAACAACGACACTGGTGGTAATGAAGTACGATTTTGAGGGCAAGTCTGTAGGTTGGATTATTGGTGCTACAATTGGTATTCTTACTTTTGCAGGACTAGCACTTTTACTTCAAGCATGGTTGCTAATGATGATTCTGTCATGGTTCGCAATTAAATTGACAATTTGGCAGTGTGCTGCTATAGTATTTTTGGTGCAAATGCTTTTATCATCTGCTAAGTCTTCAAAATCATGAGACGTGTAACTGTCAAACCTAAATCAAGCAAGGCAAAGAATCGCCTTGCTAATATGATGGGTAATAATCCTATCTGCATTGTAGAGCAGGACAAAGGTGATGGTATGATGTTTCTCGCATCAGAGAATCAAAAATACTTTTTTTGGGTAAATGTAAGTAGTGACTGTCATTGGGAATGTGATTGGGAGGTTCTATGAAATACACTATCACCAAGCACATTCAAATTGAACATGAAGAAGATGGTTGGAGTTTTGATTTCACTGCCGATGAACTTGGAACTGTGAGTATTGAGGATGGTAATGGACCAGGATGCCAAACCATTCATATTCCTCAAGATTGTATCCAACATGTTATTGATGTACTGGAGCAATTCAAATGAAACCTAAAACCCGTGTTATTCTTGAAATGGCAATTGAAGCAGGTGTGAAACGTGGTTGGCATCTTGCCCACAAACACGTTGAAAATCCTTCTGAAAGTTCTATTATGGAACGTATTGAAGATTCAGTAATGAGTGAAATTTACGAATACTTTACCTTTGATGAGGAGGATTTCTGATGTCTGGTGGTCACTTTGGTAACTGTGGTTACGATTACTACAAAGTTTATCAGTTTGTTGATGAACTGGAGGATGAAATTCTCCGCAACGGTAAGAAGCGTGAAGACAGTGGATACTATGGTGAAGAGTATTATCCTGCATTTGAACCTGAAGTAATTGAATATCTCCGCAAACAACTTCCACAAATGCGGAAAATGGCAGAAATCATGCGGCACATTGACTATTTGTACTCTGGTGATCACGGAGAAGATAGTTTTATGCAACGTGTGAAAGAAGTTGAGGCAAAGTATGAAGTATGAAGACATTACTACACTTGAGTCTTGTCCTAATTGCAACAGCAACTGGGTTGATTCTGTTATCCCAGAACAATATCGAGAAAACTACTCCCCACCATACTTTTACTCCCGTGTGGTTGGTGTAGAATTACTGGGTGAGGACAGAATCAGTTATTGGTTGTGCCCTGATTGTGACCACAAATTTCCCCGAGGTTATTAACTATGATTACAACTTTTATGGCAGCATTCTCATTTGGATACTGCGTAACACATTTACTCATCACTATTTTTGAAAACAACAAGGCAGGTAAGTATGACGAACCACGTTGAACATACTAACAATCTCATAGCAGAACTTAAAAGGCAATACACTTCTCAAATTGAATATCTCCGTGCTAAGATTAGTGAACAGCAGAACGAAATTAATCGTTTAAATCGTATGCTTGATGTGCTCATCTACAAAAGCGAGGTTTAACTATGAAATACATTGTTGAGTATGATCGTCCCAAACAAAAAGGTTATGCTCGTCAGGAGGCAGTATTCTTTAAACTTGAAGATGCTGAAATCTGGGAAAAGCACGTTAGGTTGAATGGTGCAAACAACGTTATCATCAAAGTAAAATGAAACCAAAAACTGCGTGGAGGTGGTGGGCAAAAGCACTAGGAGAAAAGGCATCTAAATGTGATAAAGAATCTGATATGGTTGCTGGTATTCGTACTTTTATTTTCACAACTTATCTTATCACCAATGCTTTCATTTGTGCTGGGGTAATTCGACATTGGAATGATGAGACTCAGATTCTTATAGAAATTCACGAAGTAGCACCTAGTTCTAGTGTCCCTCTGCTTAATATCAAATCAAGCAGAACAGAGAACTTTGAGTGACAGTTTGGAAAGTGGCACAGCACCCCTCCCTGTGCCCCTCCAGCACCCTTATAATTACAGAGTAATCAACAGGACACCCTGATGGCAACTCGCTCTCGTATCGGCATCGAACTCAAGAACGGTTCTGTGCTCTCTGTGTATCACCACTGGGATGGTTATCCCGAGTGGTTGGGTCGTATTCTCAGCACTCATTACAACACTCGTGCTAAAGCTGCCGAATTGATTGATGGTGGTGATATGAGTGTTTGCTGGAATGATAATAAGCAAGCAGAATACTATGGCACTGATTGTCCTCCTCGTCTCGATGCTGACCTCGCTGAGTATCTGGATCCTCTTAAGAGTGAAGAGTATGCTTACATCTTCCGTAATGGTGAGTGGGTGTGCTACAATATGCACGAATTTGATGATAGCAAACTCCCTGAAGTTGTTGAAATCCCCTCTGGTGCCCTTGCTTGCTGATTATGAAATCTAGTAACACTACCTACATTTTCCTTGCTTTCATTGCTATTCTGATGTGGAATGGTATGCTCATCAAACGTGATGCAGAAATGTTTAAAGCATATGACAAAGCGTGTGCTGAACTTCCTAAATATCATCCAGACTGCCGATACGCAAAATGAAACGTGAAGTAACTGCTAGAGTCATTTCGTCAATACTTGTAGTGGTTGCTTATTGGATTACACTATATCACGATACTAAACACGGTGCAATCATTTATGCTATAGCAAATGCTCTAGCACTCCCATATATGTTGAAACAAAGATGTTGGGACGTGGTTGCACTTCTAACTTTTCTAATTATAGTAGGTTTACCTAAAATCTTCAGTTAAAACTATGGAACAGATTAGAGCAGGAGATACGGTTAAGTTTCTTGGATGTTCAACTGAACAAATTGCTTGGGGAAATAATGACAACCCTAATGATATATTATTTGTAGGTGATAGGTATTATGTTGAACACGTTCATATTCACTCACAGCACACTAAAATAGAATTGCGTGGTGTGAAAGGTAAATATAACTCAGTATGCTTTGAAGTCTGTGGAAAAGTCAAATAAGGATAAACTATATGTGGTATTATTTTTAGTGATACTTGTGCTACTTGACTTATGTATCATTGGTGGTATATTATTACACGGTAAAGCAAATTTCTCTGAACTGATCAAACATCTAAAATAATGAAAAAACTGCTTGCACTTGCTGCTGTTCTGGTCTCTGCCCCTGCTCACGCAACTCCAGAGCAAGTTTATCGCCCTTTCCGCTACGAGACCCCTTGTGCCCTGGAGGCGGGGATTCAGACCTACCCTGACATTTGTGTGGTGGTCGAAACCCGTGAAAAAGGTGGAGCACTCCGCACTCGTAACATTTTTTCTAACAAACATTCTCTGACTATCAAACGACGTTTCGATAAAGAGAAAGGTTATATGACCTGGGACAGTCACAACAAATTTGAATACAAATGGGAATATAAAGTTGGTGGTAATCAAGACCTTGGTGCATGGACTTATGTGATGCCTGGGTTCCTTGTGCAGAATGTTTCTTGGGATTGACACTATGTTGATTGCAGCATTGATGTGTGGCATTGCTACATATTACGGAGTCGGAGACGGATTTCATGGACAAACTACGGCAAATGGTGAGCGGTTTAATGCTTATAGTAGGACTGCAGCTCATCCTTATTTACCTATGGGTACAAAACTACGGGTGACCAATCAGGATAATTTAAAACAAGTTATTGTCCGTGTCAATGATCGTGGACCTTATTCACATGCGGA